GATACAGCCCATAAGCATTCATCAAGAGGACGTAATTCAATGTTAATCTTAACTTCGTGGTATTGAAGTGCGATAAGTGGAAGTGCTAAACCTGGGTTACGGCAGAACCAGAATTGCAGAGGTACATACAGGGTGGTCTCTGGAAGGGCGTTACGTGGGGCACATACTTGACGTGGTGCGGTAGATTCACAAGGACCATCAACATCAGCGAAACTTGGGTCAGTGATGTAAGTCAATTGTGTGGTTTGCCCAATCATCTTATGGTAACCTGCTTCTTGTTCAGAAGTCATGGTTAATTGATTCCAGATATGCATCCAGTCACCATATTGACGGTCGATACGTTGTCCGCCAATCTCGATCTCAACCATGCTGATTAATTGTTCACCAGGGTAATCTAACCAACGTGCATAACTAGCATCGGTAGTTCTGATTTCTGGCAAAGTCACCTGGAAATAAGTGCGGTATGCTAAATCACCGTTACGGCTGATTGTGCATTGAACACGACGACCGAAATCGGCTTGACCGTTAAAGGTTTGTTCGATGGACTCCATAGAGAAGTTAGTGTGTCGGCGGTATGTTACTTTCCAGAAAGTGATTTGTGGATTACCAGTTAAATATATGTCTTGTGCGCCATAAGCTACGAGTTGCATTAAACCTCCTCCCATTTTATAATATCCCTAAATATTATAAAATTAAATAATGAACGTTTAATTTAATTCCTTAGACAAATGAGAAAATATTATTTTTAAATTAATATTTTCTTTGATATATGTAGTAAATTTTTCGTATAATAATATCAAAAATATAATTTATATATTTTCATACTGAAACTTATATTAATATTATTATTAATTAGGGATAAGAAACGCACGATTTTTCATACTCCGTGCGTATGCGTTGATATGCGTTTCTGTTTAAGATACTAAGATACAGTGAGAAAATAGAATATTCTGGATGGCGTAATTAAATTATCATAAATAATCCATTTACGCTATCTGAGTTTCTTAATCCTATTAATAATACATCTTTAATATATTATTTATCTGCTAGCGATGAGAACATTTTTTTTACATTAATATTTTCTTTGATAAATGTAGTAATATAATCATTGCTAAAATATTCCCTATTATTATTATGTGATTTTTTGAATGAATATAGGTCATTATTGTTCTTTTTTATGCTCCAACCATTTTCTAAAGCATTATAAATAAAAATCATACGTTGAATTGTTTGTATATCCATGTTCTTAATTGTATCTCTAATATCATGTAGTTGTTCTATATCAGTCATATATAATCTAACTTATAATATCAAAAAAATATACAAGGATAAACGGATTTTATACTAAATCATACTTTTAAAATGGGTTAACTGTATTAAAATAAACTATTAAAGATATTTAATATTAAAAAATTAATTGATATTATATTAAAATACTTTTAGATAGTTTAATTATTAATCATGTCATTTAAACCAAAAACCAGTAAAAAAATTAATGTAGCGAATAAATCAATAATGACACTTGATTATAAACATAATGAAATAATTAATACTATATCTAAATTAGAGAAACAAATACCTAAACTAAAAAAAGAGAAGAGAGAACTAGAGAGAAATATAGAAATGATAGACAATATAGATAAGAAATTAGAAGCGCAAGATAGAATAAATGAATTGAAAATAACTATCAATGAATATAAGAGTAAGAAGAAACATTATTATTTGGATAATTCAAAATATATATTTAATTATTTTGAAGATAAGAAAGATATAGTAAATGATAACAATAAGAAAAAAATAGTGGATAATTTTTTCTTTAAGAATAATGAAAATGATAGAGAATGTAGATATAAGTCGGTTTCTAAAAATTATACCAAACAATACCTTATGAATTTAGAGGATGAATATATTGATATACATGATTTTATGGTAAACCATGATAAATGTAAATCGTGTAATGGTGAATTAGTATTAGTAGAACAAGATGGTATGATGATATGCAACCAATGTTTTTGTCAATTTCAGTATATTAATGATAATGAGAAACCATCATATAAAGAACCACCTAAAGAGGTATCTGTATATGCATACAAAAGGATAAATCATTTTAGAGAAATACTCGCACAATTCCAAGCCAAGGAAAGCACAAAAATAGATGATGAAGTAATGGATAATATAAAAAATCAGATTAAAAAAGAGAGGATAAACCTGGAACAATTAACAAATTTAAAAACAAAACAAATATTAAAAAATTTGGGATATAATAAATATTATGAGCATATACCATTTATTAAAGAAAAATTAGGAATAAAACCTCCAAATATGCCAATTGAATTAGAGAATAAATTATGCACACTATTTATGGAAATACAAAAACCATATGCCAAATTTTGTCCCAATGATAGGGTGAATTTTTTGAGTTATCATTTTGTCCCATATAAATTATGTGAATTATTGGGTGAAGATAAGTATATCCCTTATTTTTATATGCTAAAAGATCCGATTAAGAGGATGGAACAAGACAATATTTGGAAAAAGATATGCAATGAATTAAATTGGGAATATATTCCAACAATCTAAATATTTTAGATATCCCTAATGCACCCTGATGCATCAAACCCTGTTCTACCCTTTATTATTTCATTCTTATACCCCATTTGGTTAGATATATGATATATCCCTGCTTCTTCATCATAAAAATCATAACTATAATGTGTATGACCAGCAACGAAATAGTAACAATAATTATCTATATCAGGGTTCTTAAACTCAATATTTGTAGCAAATACTTCCTTGTATATCTCATTTTTATATTTTGGATGAGAAGTTCCTTCTATTGTAGTTGGATAATGTGTTATTATGACATATTTTTTTAAATTATCCTGTGTATTATTAAGGTTTAATGTTTCTAAAGTGTCTAATAACCATTTTTTATCGGTATAATGGAAATCATTATATATATCTTTTGTTATAGATACTTTCCAATTGTCACCATTTACACTCTTAATCATCTTGAGACAATTAGTATAATCCCGTGAAATATCTTTTGAATATATACTCCATAAAGTGCATCCAATAAAATAAACTCCTTCGTATAATTCCACATCTCTATCAAGCAATGTAATATTATTATAGTTTCTAAAAAATGATTTATATGAAGTATTTAATTTATCATATGTTTTTTTAGAGTGATAATATTCATGGTTCCCTAAAACATAAAATATTTTTACCCATTTATCGCTAACATAATCAAAAAAAGTTTTAAAACATGTTATATTAATTCTACCTATATCACCTGCTAATATTAATACATCAGCTTTCTTGTCTATCTTTGGAAATGTTTTGTAAAACTCAAGATGAATATCAGAATAAATCTGTATTTTCATGTTATTTAAAATGTTGTAATTATAATGCTAAATAGATTATAATTAAAACTTGTTTGGATATTTTTAAGTAGTTTAATATGTTTTATATGGCGTATTATTAAAGTATAATAGTTTTATAAATAGATATCACCTAAATATGGTTGATTATCCAAATATATTAATTTTACATACGGGGGAAACCTACGAGGTTAGCACCCATACCGAAGCCGGCACCTTGGCGTGCACTCACTGCCATTGCTGGTAAATAAGTATCCAAAATAGTGAAGGTTGCTGCGGCGGTTAATGCGATAAGTGCTACTTCATCCATTTTAAGGGATTTCTTTGGGATAGCATAGGCAGCAAGGGCTACCATTAGACCTTCAACCAAATATTTGATTGCTCTGCGAACTAATTCTCCTAAATCAAGCATTTTCTCTAATTGGTCTAGCATTTTATATATATATATTTCAATAAAAAAATTTAATATTAATTAGTCTAATTATTCTTATTTAATATTGTTTTCTTCTTGTTTTTATCATTGAGAATTAAATATATTTAAAATATATTTAAAATAAATAACGACTTAAACTAAAATAAGTATTATATTTTATATAATGACAACTCAAAATAGTTACATTGATTTATTAGATGAAGATAAACAGATCGCGGGACAGAAATTTGCTTGCATTTCATTTGTATCACCGGACAATATATTGAAGAAAAAAGAACTATTTTACTTTGAGAAGTTCCTAAAGCATTTTGATTTTTCTAAATCTATGGAGAAATACCAGCAATTTACTAATTTTATTAGTTATAAATATAACATTAAGTTCGATGATGTAATGAAAGATTTCCAAGAATTTTTAAAGACAGAACAAGAGACGCTAAAAGAGACTGATATTGATTCTGAATATAAAAACTTTGTAGATAAACATGAAGAAGCACTTGAAAATGAATTCGGTGAAAGTCATAATTACCAAACAAACGTGAGAGGTATTAAAATACGTGGTAGTTTTCCTTCACAGAAAGAAGCAGAATTACGTGCTAAATTATTGAGAGAACAAGATCCTAACCATAATATTTATGTTGGACCCGTTGGTATGTGGATCCCTTGGGAGCCGGAGGCATACAAAACAGGACGTGTTGAATATCTGGAGAAGGAACTTAACCAATTGATGAGTGAAAAGAAAAAGAATGAAGAAAATGCCAAGAATGAATTTGAAAGACGCGTTAAAGATGCTAAAGAAAGTGCTATTGAGGAAAATAAAAAATTAGCACTGGAAAGTGGAAATAAATTAACTCAAAATATTGATGAACAAGGCAATTTGGTTGGTGTTGCTAATATGAATACAACTGAGAATGCATTAGTGTCAAATGGTGTTGTATCAAGTGCTGATATTAAAAATGAATTATTCAATACTGATGATGTTAAACGTAATGACTAATCAATATGCATTGATAAATAATAACTAATAAATAATTATGTTGACATACACATAATAATATATACTACGTAATAAGTATTAAATAATATACAATAACCAATAAATTATATAAAAATAAAAAATAAAATTTATATAATTTTTAGAGACTAAATTATAATAATGATAATGATAACGCTATATAAAAATTATCTTGTATGATTGTATTTTACATATTAATTATCTAATTAATTCATTATATGCTAGTTCGGGAGATTTATAATTATTCAAAATAATTTTATTTAATTCTGCTGGAGTAATATTTTTATTACTTATTATTTTTTTACCTTTATCATCAAATAGATGATTGCATTCTGTATCATAGAAAAAATTAAACATATCAATTATCATATTGATATCACAATATCCCACCATAAGATTTACATCAATCCTCCCTGGACGAATAAATGCACTATCTAACTTATCCGGGTGGTTGGATGTTACTATTAAAATACGTCCGGGTGTTTCTAATATACCATCTAATAAATTAAGAATAAACGATAAGTTTAATTCTTCACCATCAGAATATGGGTTCTTATCTTTTTTGAATTCTTGTGGTTTGGCATTATTTATTGTATCAGATATAATATTATTTGTTGTAAAATTGGAAAATTTTGAATTACCTCCCATGGTATCATTACATATAGGTTGTGGTGCGTTTGTCTTATTGAATGAAGCATAATTACTACTTATTTCACCACAATAAGCCAGATTATCTTTATTTTGCCTATCAATACCAAAATTCATATATCCTCCCCTTACCGGGTTCATACCATCATATCCGTCACTATTATAATTACTAATATTTGTATGTGTATTTGTTATATCTACATTGTCTTTACTATTAATATCATTATCTTCTTCTCCATTGTCTTTACTATTAATATCATCATTATCTGTTGTATTATTTACTTTAACCCTCTCATTTAATACATCTGTTAGGCAATCAATATCTTCAATTACATAAATTCTTTCATTAATAGGGATATTAAATCTCTCGCTTCTACCATTCTGTAGAATACTAACACTTTCATTAAAAAACAAATCTCTTAATTGTGTCTGTGTTGTATCTTTATTAAATTTAATATTAAAAACGTGCCTTTTGGAATCCTTTGATATTGCTTTAATAAGTGATGTTTTTCCAGTTCCGGGTGGTCCATGAAGCATAATACCTAATGTGTAAGGGATACCCTTTTCTTTATACCATTCTTTATTATTAAGGAACATATCAACGCGTTCTTTTACATTTTGTAAATGATGTCCAAAAATATTAGACAATGATTTATTTGTATAAAATGGCGTCATTATAAAATTGAGATTTTTTGGTGCCATATCAAAACGGATATTCTTTGAATCATCTAACGGTAATGTAACATGTTTCTCATCAAAATAGAATTTCTGTTGTCCTAGTTTATTGTTCTGTTCATGCATATATTGTTTTTTCATCTCATCGATGAAATGTTTTAATTCAGATAATTTCAAATCATACGAAAATAACTCAATAATATAATTAGTTTCATCTTTATCCGAGGCAATATCATTAGATACTTTGCAATAAACTGTTTCATTTATTTTAAATATTTCATCATTTATTACTGTAAAATCTTTTTTGTAGTGTAGAAACTTAGCATTATTATTATGAATGACATAGAAATTAATGGAATCAAAAACCAAACTTATATCATTATTATCTCCTCTAACAAGTTTAATTGATGATATTATTTCTCGTTTTTCATCAATATTAGTATTCTTTATATTAACCATTTTTTCAATCTTTGCCTTATTTTTATTAATATAATTATTAATATGTTTCATCATATATGCTTTAATGTATGGTAATAGCGCCATAAAATTCATTACTATTATACCAAATATGATTTGTGAAGCGGTAACATCATTTTTCATGCTCATCATACTTATCATATTAGTACTCATCATAGAATTCATCATATTATTTGGTGATTGTTCCATATAAGGGATTGTATATAAATTAATTATCATATATTTAAGTAATTTATATATACTTATTTTTCACATGTATGTATTCATGTAT